GCGATTCAACATCTGTCGCTCTATATTAACAAGATTCCATGATCCATGAACCCAAGCCCCGGTGGCTCGATAGTGTCCTGGTGCCCATACCCAAGCCTTGACCTTCACCTCAACATGTGCTGAGTGATGTGGGACTGGGGCGTGTGCATGTGCAACACAACCTGTTAAAAATGCACCAAAGAGTGCTGCTGTAATAATCTTGTTCATTGTTTTTTTCTCTCTTTATTAGACGAATAATTAATTGTATTATTCATTTACCTCTTCATAAAAATCGCTTGCTTCTCCAATTCGCTTATCAAACTTGTGAATTACTTCCTCGTCCATAATCTCATGAACTCTTGCCCGAAAGTCTTTTTCTTGTAATCGCTCGGTCCATTTAGCTGCTTGGAACTTAGCTCCAAGGGCATTTCCAGAATCGTCCAGAAGTGTGTACCAAGCGCCTGTGCGAACAAGATTTGGCGAACTCGCAATTGCGTCAAAAAGACTTTCGTCGTCCTGAATGCCGATCTCTTCGGTTCCCCAAAGAATCTTAAAATTACACTGGCGACCTTGTGTTCCAAATCGTGACTTTTCAAGTTTAACCTTTACTTCTGACCCAATCCTAAAACCGCTCTCATCCGTGACAAAAGATGCCTTTGCTTTTCGTCCGGTCAGCCAGATGCGAAGCGAGTAGGCATAAATCATAGCCTTTCCGCCTGGAGTGACATAAGGGGTGGTCATAGCTTCAGAAGGCGAACGAGTGATATTTGATTTCAACTGGTTCAAAACTAAAAATGTAGACTGAGAGTTGGCGATAGGAACGGTTAACTTAGACATACCCTTGGCGAGGATACGAGCCTTAACTGCCATAGAGGACTGAGGATTGAAGTCTCCTTCAATATCAGAGATAGCAGGAGTTAAAGCCAGTGAATCCCAAATAAACAACATTCGGTTGTCATTATTAATTAACAGATCCTCAATAGTTTCTAAAACAAACTCAACTGAGGCTGCCTGAACATAAAGAAGACTATTTAAGTCACATCCAGTTTTTTCAAGAAATACGGGATCGATAGCCGATTCAGAATCAAAATAAATAACATCAATGCCCATCTTTTGAGCATTGGCAGCAATCTGGGCAGCCATATAAGACTTACCCGTTGATTCAAGACCGGCAATCTCTACAATTTTACCAACAGGAACGCCGGAGAGGCGACCTCGGGAGATAATAGAGTCCAGCCAGCGAGAGCCAGTTGGAATCCAAGTTTTAACTTCAGTGGGGTTTTCTTCCGTTAGGTTATGGGCAACATTAATGCCTGCCCTTTTATTAATAAGAGCCCGCATATCAGTCAGACTTAGTTTGCCTGCTTTAGTATTTTTAACTCTTGCCATTCTCATTTATTCTCCAAAAATAAGGGTGTGAGGCACCTGATAACCCTGTGCCTCCCTGTGGGCGCGGAATTACGCTCCCATGAGGTCGTTGAAAGCAGCGTCAACAGAGGAAACTGCGTCAGTAGAAGGAGGAGGGGTTGTAGTCCCAGTCTCCTCTCCGGTGCTGTCTTCGCCAAGAAGGTAAGCATCTAACATTGCGCCTACGTCTTCTGGGGTTTTACGATCAAAGAGCGTATCAAACTCAGGAATGCTTTCAAGCAATTCCGCGCAGCGATCATCGCCTCCAACTGCCTCATCACAGAGAGCAGATGAACGACGACGGGGAGTCAACTTCGTTTGAGGGAAGCTGGCACCCTGTGGCTTACCATAATGGAGGACAAGATCTGTTCCTGATTCCGTATCGGTAATATCGCCATATTCAGGATTAAGAACGAGGTTGAGCAATTGCTCATATACCATCTTTCCATATCCCCAAATGCGAACACCCTTATCTTCTTCACCTCGTACAAGAACGGGAGAGAAGAAACGCTGGCGAGCCATGAGGTTTTTCGCCATCTTAATACTGTCTTCGGTGCCCTCGTTAAAAAGCTTCCGAACAAAGTCGTTTAGCGGGTCTTCTTCGCCAAAGTTCTTCTTTGGGCTGAGAAATCCGGGGTTGTTGCCCACATTGTAGTGGAACCAGAAATCCTTAAAGGGGTCGCCGTCCGCTGTTGGAACAATACGAATTGTTTGCTCCCCATCGACGGGACGCCAGAAAGTATCACGGGATCCTCCGTTACCTTGAAGCGCAGCTTTGCGTTGCTTCATTTTATCAATATTAATAGACATTATATTTTTCCTTGTTTTGTTGTTTTGTTGTTTGTGGCATTTGCCTATAGTCAAGATGATAAATCTCTCATCTTGCTAAAATGTAGTATATGTAATATAACATAGACTAAAAGTGTTGTCAAGCTTTTTATTTAAAATATTCTGGATCTACTGGAATGCCGAAAATCCACCCACTCTCGGCTTTACATTGACAGGCTGCGCCTTTGTCAAAGCCCGTAAAGTCTGCTCCGTAAAAAGAGCATACCATCTCGCACCGACCAATTTGCTTTCCGGTATCGAGGGCATTGTTATTAACCCCAAGTATTGCCAATGTGCTAATAGCAGATAAGGCAGCGAGAATCAGTCCACGCTTCCAATGTGCCTTAATAAAATTTAATACTCTTTCCATATTTTATAATTCCTTTTAGTTTTTTGTTTGATCGGTATTTGCGACCAAATAACCATAATTTTGTTCATAAGAAGTAGAGTGAATTTGAAATGCTGCCCTAACATCTTTTTCAATATTTTTGTTTATGTTCTCGGTCAAACGACGGAGTAGTTTCCCATCTGTTTGGAGTGTTTCAGAGTTTATAGCATAATAATAACACTTTTCTTTGATACTGTCAAGTAAAAAGAATAACTTTTCTTCACCTTTTTCAAGATCGGCAATTCCAAAGGTGCTGATTGCTGTTGTATCTTGTGGTTCAAACGGTGTTAAATGAACTGGTTCTTGGTGATTATAAACATTTAGCATATGAATTGTTGATACTATCAAATCGTTCAACTTATCATAGTATCCAATAATTGGTACATCACCAAGAATTATCTCAACTTGTTTATTGTCTACAAGGTAAAGTCTGTCAATTACTCTTGAGCGAGCATATTCTTGAAGCACACTGCGAACGAGGCGTTCTTGATAAACATTGACTTTACCAAGAAACTCTAAATCTGGTTTAATATAGAGCACACTTATCTTTTTCTTAGACAAGTGTTTTAAAACTTGTAGTGTCGCACCTGAAATTACACCCGAACCTGAAACTACAAAAAGTATGTCATCTGTAGTGTATCTGAAAAATGTCTTTAGCTGTGGAGCATCGTCCTCATACTGCTCAGGATGGCTACGACGTTTTAAAAGATGAGATCTTTTTTCATCTTTATCAAGACCCTCGGAATCAATCTTGAAAATTTTATACTGAGGATATTTTGAAAACTTATCTGCGATGGCGCAACCTGCCTTACCAAGACCCACTATTGTGTCCATTCGATCCTCCCCATTTCGCCATATGATTTTCCTGCGCTTAAATTAACTTTAAACTTACCAAACGGAGTATCAGAAAAGATATTTAACATCTCTCCAATAAGTTCCCGCTCGCTGTCCTCAAAATCTATTACAATACTATCATGAAGTGTAAAAGAAATAAAGGATTTTTTATCTTTAAGTTTATTAGCAATTTTAAAAGCTCTGGAAAGTACCACATCACTTGTTGTGCTTTGTATTAAATAGTTTAGTGCGTGGTGTTTGTCCGCTTGAATTACGCGATTCATTGGTGTAATAATAACTTGTCCGTTCCAGTATTTTCTTATAATACCATCGCGATCATAATGACGACTTGACAGAAGGTCTTTTGATTTAGGATTATATAACCAAGCGAAAATACGTTTTTTGGCTTCATCTCGTGAACCAATTCCACGATATATATTATCTATATTCCACTGGTGTATATCTTCCTGTGGCTGAGTCTTACCACTTAACCCAAGAAGAACCCGAAGCTCTGCTGCGTTGTAATCAAACTCCACAAAATAGTTGTTTTTTGGCTTTAAGATGGAGCGATATTCTCCATCAAGAGTAAGAATTGGAAAATATCCCTTTTTTGTTGTCATTCGCCCTGTTTTTGTACCGTATATATTATAGTTGATATAAGGTTTGATGTGTTTAGATTTTTTAATAAAGTTGCGCGTCTTTAACTGATGGCTGTTTCTTGCGATCACAGAATAATCCAGATTAACACTATTCTGGCGAATATCATATGTAAATTCTGCCAAGCTTCTCATAAAATTATAGTTGGCTGGCTTCTTGTATGTTTTGACAATATGGTCTGTAATCTTGTTTTTGACTTCGCAATATTCCAACAAAAATCGTTGAGGAACAAGGTCAAAAAAGCAGTGGATGTCCATACTTACTTTGGCGGTCGAAAACGACTTGTGGAAGGCTCTTAGACGGCTGTTAATTGCGTCCCATCGGTGTCTAAGAAAATCAGGGCAAACTTCGTTTAGTGTTTTACCTTCAACGAACAGAGAGGCT